GCGTAAATATAACTATGCACACTATGCACACTATGAACATCAGTCTTATAAGCCAGTAATACCAAAGGGTTCAGACGTGCATAGTTTAAAATCAACTATGCACATCTTGACGTAACTATGCACACGCTCCTATATTGAGTCTAAATAACGGGGGATATTTATCATGCGTCACGAATACTTAAGAGCTGCTGCTGAAGCCTATGCAAATCTAAACGCTCACCAGTCAGACTGCTATCATTATCTGAACGATGGCTTTGATACAGCTATCCAAGCTCGACTATCAGCATCTTACTCAGCAAAGCTTGCAACAGTAGTACCGAGCAAGCATATCGATAAGATAGTTTGTACCGCATTGGTGGAATGCCAGTACCCGATCAACGAAGCAACTGGCTATGCTTGGAGTGGTAACGAGCGCGCAGCCTTTGCAAACATCCCTAAAGCCACGTGGTCACGCAATCAGATGTCAGATCATATCGAATTTATACTAAATGACATGAGCCAGAACGCAGCATCGGCAAGGGCTAAGATACAATTGCAAGTGACTGGCTATTCAGAGGCTACTTGATTAATGGAACAGTTTCACCTAAGATTTCTCATATTCGAAGTTCCTGCCTAATCGTAAAGCACATGGCAGCATCAACCAAACATTACCAGTTAAGCCCATTGCCCCCGCAGTGGGCTTTCTTTATGAGCAATCCTTATGCCATCAATGCCTACCACGCTTTGCAGCCATGCAGGTTGCAACGCCAGTGCTAGTGCCAATGGCGTTTGCAGGCTACATAAACCCAAGCCAAAACATCAAAAAGCCAAGCAAATTAAGCAAGCAGAACCTGCCAAGCTTAAACGTATAGATAACAGACCATCATCTGCCCAGCGCGGATACGATGCCCGATGGCGCTCAGCTCGTTTATTATTTCTGAATGATAATCCGCTATGCAAACATTGCAAAGCTAATGACATCATCACGGGCGCTGATGTAGTCGATCACGTCCTACCGCACCGCGGCAATCAGGAATTGTTTTGGGACCAGACAAACTGGCAGCCACTTTGCTACCCATGTCACTCAATCAAAACAACGACAGTCGATAATAAATTATCTGACTACGATATCGCCCAGCTTAGACAGGGAGGGTGGGGTAAAAAGTAAACATGAAACCCCGCCACGACCACCGCCCCCAAGCTTTTTTTCGCATGGTCAAAACTCTGTAGGGGGTATACCCCCTTCAAACAATAACTATTCTCAGGTGACACTATGTCTCGTCCACGTAAGCCGACGCAGCTCAAAGTGTTGCAAGGTAGTCGTGTCCGTAGCGACCGTGAAGCTGCCAGCAACGCTGCTCAACCAACACTGGCTATACCACCATGCCCTAATTGGCTCGACGCCAAATCACGCAAGCAGTGGGACAAGATAGCCCCTCAATTGGTCGCCCTTGGATTGCTATCCGTTATCGATGGCGATTTGTTTGGTGCATATGCCGAGACGTCAGCGCGTTACGGTGACGTATGCGCCAAGCTCGAAGATATCGATACTTGGATTGGCAAAACACCAAACGGTTTTATGGTCCAGACCGCACTGGTCAGTATCCGTAACACATTACAAAAACAGCTCATATCATTAGGCCGCGAGTTTGGTCTATCTCCCGCTGCCCGCTCCAGTATCAAAGTCGATGTCGCTCAAGGCAATTTGTTTGGCGATGATGAGTTTGGAGAGTTTAATAAACAAGGTTAAAAAACTATGTCAGATGCTATTGCCTACGCTAATATTGCGACGCAATACGCAACAGATGTAGTCGATGGCACTATCGATGCGTGCATGTATGTGCGTCAAGCGTGCCAACGCCACCTGAACGATCTCAAACGCGCTGACAACGAATCAGGTTTTGAATTTGAGTTTGATATTAAGCTTGCTGCAAAGGCTTGCAAATTTATAGAGCTGCTGCCACACGTCAAAGGCGAACTGGCCAACAAGCGCGAATTGATATTGCTTGAACCTTGGCAAATATTTATCGTCGCCAACTTATTCGGTTGGGTAGATTTTGATGGTAAACGTCGCTATCGCTATGCCTATGTTGAAGTACCACGCAAGAACGCCAAGTCTACATTGGCTGCTGGTATCGGCTTATACCTATGTTTTGCTGATGGGGAGATGGGTGCGGAAGTTTATTCGGCCGCCACCACTCGCGACCAGGCACGCATTGTTTTTGAAACAGCGCAAAGTATGGTGCGAAAACGCCCCGATATGCAAAAGGCTATGCGCATAGAAGTGACTGCACATGCTGTGAGCTCCATTGCCACCACATCAACATTCAAAGCCGTCAGTCGTGATTACGGGGGCAACTTGGACGGTCTAAACGTTCAAGGCGCTATCATCGATGAGCTACATGCTCATAAATCAAACGATACTTATGAAGTCATGGCTACGGGCATGGGTGCGCGTGAGCAGCCGCTTCTATTCGCTATCACTACAGCCGGTTTTATTTTAGATGGTGTTTGCTACGAGCAACGCACTTTGGTCACCAAGGTTTTATCTGGACTTGAATCACATGACCGTTACTTTGGCATTATCTACACGATTGACGATGCTGATGATTGGCGTGACCCAAAGAGTTGGCGCAAAGCCAACCCGAATTATGGTGTTTCGGTTTATAAATCTGCGCTCGAAGCGGAGTACCAACGCGCCGCTGTTAGTCCTGATGCTCAAGCTGACTTCTTAACCAAGCATTTATGCGTTTGGGTTGCGGCACGTAGCGGTTGGCTTAACATGCAAGACTGGGATGATGCTGCTGATAAAACCCTAGTCTCCGGTCTTTTTGATAAACACCCTTGCTTCGGCGGTCTTGATTTGGCATCAAAAGTGGATCTGGCATCACGCGTAAAATTGTTTGTCAGAAAAATAGACGATATATCTCACTACTATTTCTTTGCAGACTTCTACATCAACCGTGCCCAACTGGACAACGCCAACAATCCAAATCAAAAACGTTTTATCGAATGGGAGCGCCAAGGTTGGCTGACCGTTACTGACGGCAACATCACTGACTTTGAAAAGATTGAGCGCGATATCATTCACGACTCATCGAAATACGACATGCAGGAAACGGGTTACGATCCTTTTAACGCAACATATTTGGCCATGCGTCTAAATGAGCAAGGTCTCAATATGGTCGAAGTGCCGCAGCGCGTTGCTTATCTAAGCGAGCCAATGAAACATTTACAAGCTCTCTTGACTTCAAAGCGGGTACATCACGACGGCAATCCAATCTTGCGCTGGTGTATGGGTAACGTCACTGTCAAGAAAGACGCAAACGATAATATATTCCCTCGTAAGGAATCAGACGCCAGTAAAATTGACGGCGCGGTCGCTGCAATCATCGCGACCAACCGCGCACAATACTACGATGAAACTGGCGACCTACCTAGCCAAGATTTTGAGACACAGCTTGGCGACTACTTAACCGATTTTGTAAGCTTCAGGGGATAACATGGCAATCATACAAACCGTCGCTGCATGGTTTGGTTACGCGCCGCGTGACCCCGTGGACGGCAATCAAAACGCTACTCGTACTGTCACTAAAACAGCCAAACCAGTCACCTTTGATACAGCAATGACCGTCACGGCGGTCTTCGCATCAATCAGATTGCTTGCTGAAACCATCGCTAGTATGCCTATTGATTTATATACAAAAGACAAAGATGGGTATTTAGACACCAAAGCAGATCATGACGTCATGAAACTGCTGAGATATAAACCCAATAAACGTCAAAACCGCATTGAGTTTATGGAACAACTGATGCTCAACTTGGTCAGTGACGGCAATGCATACGTCAGAATTACACGCGTAGGTGACAAAAACTCTCGTATTCTTAGTTTAGATATTATCAACTCATCGAATATGACAGTTATTTTGAAAGACGATGTTCTTACTTACCGTCACCAGATCACATCAGCTTTCAGCCGAGACTTTAAAGAGTCTGATATTTGGCATGTAAAGCTATTTGGTAACGGTATAAAAGGCTTATCACCATTGCAACACGCTGCCAAAGCCGTCGCTGTGGCAGATGCGTCAGACGATAAGATAACGTCGCTCATGCGTAATGGCGCTAAGCCCACGGGCGCATTAATGACAAAGGGCAACCCTACAGCTGACCAACGTGATGCCCTTCGAAAAGAAATGGGCGAATTAACCAGTGGCGATGAAACCTTTATGCCAGTGTTACCACTTGATATGAAGTTTGAAGCCATTAGTTTGACGCCTAGTGACATTGAATTATTAGCCACACGCAGATTTAGCTTGGAAGAGATTGCCCGTATGTTCGGTGTACCTAGTATTTTGATTAACGACAGCACGCAGTCTAGCAACTGGGGCAGCGGTATCTCAGCAATCATTGAAGCGTTTCATAAATTCAATTTGCGGCCCTACCTTGAGCGCCTTGAATTATCAATGCTAACGACACTGATTCCCCGCAAAGACTGGGACAAGTACCAGTTTGAAATTGACGCTGATGCTATTTTGCGATCAAGTCGTAAAGAGCGCGTTGAGATGTACAACACTGAAATAACATCTGCTCAGCGCACACCAAACGAGATACGCCGCGCTGAAGGCTGGAAGCCACAAGAAGGGGGCGACGAACTCTATATGCAGCTGGGCTTTGCGCCACTTAATATTGTCGCTAAACAATCTTCACTAGACCAAACTAAGGATACCAGCAATGAATAAACACTCACTGCAAACGCTGCACTGTCGCGATGGTCGCAGTGAGCTACTGCAATCTGTCAGTACACGCCGTATTCCAGTCACCGACACCAAAATACGGTTTGCTGAACCTGACAAAGACGGCGCTGCTACTTACACATTTGAAGGCTATGCGGTTAAGTGGGATAGCATCAACTTGCATGGCGAGAAATTCGCCCGTGGTGCGTTCGCCGATATGATTAGTGCGTTCAACAATCGCGAAAAAACCGTGCATATGTATTACAACCACGGTTGGCGCAACATGTTTGACACGAATGCAGCTATGCGTGTTGGTCGATGGGTGGAATTTGAAGAGGATGATATCGGCTTACGTGTCAAAGGCGAACTCACTCAAGGTTTACCGCTGGCCACTGCTGTTGCTGCAATGATGCGTCACCTTACTGTTGATGGCCTATCCATTTGCTTTTATAACCCAACTGAAATGGATTATGAAGAGCAAGACGGTCATATCTTAATCAAACGCGCAGATTTATTTGAAATCAGTGTCGTTGATGAGCCAAGCGACCGCAGTGCTCGCATCAACCGCCAAGCAGAAACCATCAACAACTTAGCTGATGAACGCGATGCCTGCGATATGCTGACCAAGCTAGGGCTTGATCAAGCCGATGCGCGCCACTTTATATCCAAACTCGACAGTATCATGGGCACCAGCGCTGGTGATATTACTGAAGTTAAAGATCCCTTTGCGTTTTTAGACAAATAAACCATCTCTTTTAACACCAATCAAACCCTAAACAATGCTACCAATCGGTAGCTATTTTTTTGCCTAAAGGAAAATATTATGCGTGATTTTAAAACTGCTGCAATCGCTGGTGCTATGTCTGGCATGGGTGTTATGACCCGTGATGCGGGTGGCACGTCTAAAGATGAATATGAAAAGTTAGCTGGTCAGCTTAAAACCCGCTTGGCCACGCTCGACGAGCTGATTGAAAAAAAGCAAAAACTACTTGCTGAAAACAAAGATGACACCGAAACACGCGATGCTATCGCTGAACTTCAAAAGTCAGCTGAAAGCGTCAATGACCTATCAGCACGTTTTGCAGAGTTCGAACAAAACATGGTGAACGGTGTCCAAAACGGTGAGCTTGATGCCAATACTATCGGCGGCCTAATCTCACGCAATGAAGGCTTGTCGAATGAAATTAAAGCCATCAAACAAGCGCGTGGAAAAGTGCAAATTGACGGTGTATCAGCACGCAACACAATAATGATCAGCGGTATTGATAATGCAGTCAATATCAATAACGCTAAGATGGTACCAACAGCTGAAAATCCATTGACCATCGTTAATATGATCAACTGGATACCAACAACAGCCGATTTAATCCCTTATGTACGCGAAACAGCCGTCTCATTTATGGCTGATATCGTCCCAGAAAGCGAACTAAAACCTGAGTCTACGCTTGAGTTTGGAACTGATTCACTAGAAGTTGATGTCATTGCTCACTGGGTTCGTGTCAGTAAGCAGGTTCTTGACGATGCGCCAGCTTTGGCAGCTTATATCGAAGGTCGTATGTCTTACGGCTTGCGCTTGAAACTCGAATATCTGGTTATTAATGGCGATACCAAAAGCTTTAAAGGCTTAATGAAAGCCGGTAACAGCTTAACTGTAGTTGCCGCTGACAATGCAATCGATACTATCAGTACTGCAAAAGCAAAAGCTTATGCTAACTTTTTGCCACCTGAGACCGTCATTCTAAATCCACAAGACTGGGCAGAAATCGAACAGACGAAAGGCACTGACGGCCATTACTTGTTTGGCTCACCAGGCTCTGCTGTGCAGCCTATCCTATGGGGTCTCAAAGTTATGCAGTCTCCTGCAATGCCAATCGGTAAACATTGGACAGGCAACATCACAATGGCGACTGAAGGGTATCTTCGTCAAGATGCTACTGTTGAGCTATCTACTGAAGACGCTGACAACTTCCGCAAAAACTTGGTAACGGTACGTGCTGAAATGCGTGCTGCTTTTGGTGTTGTCATGCCTGATGCTGCTGTGACGGGCGACCTAGTTAACGTCGGGCCATAAGATTAGATAATTATTATTTGAAACGCTTCTCCTAGCCGCTGGTAGCACGTCTGCCAGCGGTATTTTTTATCCTAACTCAATATAGGCATCATCTATGATCACTGCATCTATCACGCTTGAACAAGCCAAATCACACCTGCGTGTCACACATGAGATAGATGATACGTATATTGCGGGGCTTATCCCTACGTCCTTTCAATTAATCGCAGATGAGCTAGATCGTGAACTAACAGAGGATATCTGCTTAACACCGTCTGGCCAATTATCTGAATCACTAAAGCACGCAGCCCTGCTGGTCATCGGTGATTTGTACCAAAACCGCGAAGCACAGCAAAATGAACAGCTGCACATGAACCACGCGCTTGATCGTCTGCTGAATAAATATCGCAAGATGGGAGTATGACATGGCAAAAATCAGCCGAGGCAAGCTTGATACACCCATCGGCATATTAAGAGCGACTACAACTCAAGATGACTATGGCGCTGTAATATCCACCTTCGCTCAAGTCTCTCAAACATTTTGCGAGTGGCTACCTTTATCTGCAAATGCTGTTATTCAGGCACATACAGAGGGTATGACGATCACTGCCAAATTACATGTGGATTTGCAGACAGATATTAACCAGACAGACCAAATAAAAAATCTTAATGATGGCCAGATTTACGAGCTAATCACGGTAATGCCCGTCCCTACTGACAACAAGAAAATCATTATATGTAAGGTATCTAATGTCTAACGATTTAATGAACGTTGAGTTTGAAGTACGTGGGCTAAACGAGTTAGACGATGCTTTGGCAGAATTAACTCTGTCCGCGCAGAAAAAAACGCTCGAAGGCGCTTTGATGAAAGCCGCGCTACCCATCATGAAGGACGCAAAAAAACGCGCACCCAAAGATGAAGGCGATCTTAAAAAAGCGATTGGACGGCAACGTATTAAAAAAGCCGATATGCCATCGGTTGCTGTGCTCGTCAAGAAGAGCCGTAAGAACCCTTACCCATTCTATTGGCACTTTAAAGAGCACGGAACTAGCAAAATGGTAGCAACTCCTTACTTACGACCAGCATTTGAACAGAATGTTGAGCTTGCTATACAGCTATTTAGCGAAGAGCTAGCCAAACGCATCGATAAACTGACTCAAGACTAATGATATGAGCGATAAACATGGACGCATCCAAACTCATCAAATCAGTGCTAGACCCTTTAGTAGACAACCGCGTTTACCCATTGAAAGTTCCAGAAGCCGCTGCCGAGACAGTAAAGGGCAAGCCTTATATTGTCTATACACCAATAACTTCTATCGATGTTACCACCAACGAGGGGCACACTGGACACGAGCGTGTGCCTATCCAAATCGACGTGTACGCACCTACTTATGGTGAAGCCAACGATACTATGAAGCTGGCACTAGAGAAAATAAGTGATGAGATAGAAGGCGCGGCTTTTGGTGGCCGTGGCCCATTACCTGACCCCGACCTGTACCGCCAGACTACTGATATCCGTATCTGGGGCACTATATTTTAATCAATCAAAAGGACCACTCTATGGCTAATAAAAACATCGTCGATAGCTTCTATCGATTGAATATCGACTTGGTTGGTGATGGCACCACATTCACCAAGATTACACTGCTACAAGATTGCGCCCCACCCACTGCTGAAAAAACCAGTGATACCATCACCTCAACAGACGATCAAGAAGAAGTCACCGTTGTTGTGGATTTTAAGAAAAACTCGCAGATCGATTTTGAAATCGTCTATGACCCTACTGACCCCACTCACCAAAAGCTTGATGAAATGTGGGAAGACAATAGTTATGCAGCTTTTGAGTACGAGTTTGTCAAGATTAATCGCACAAAGAACTTTACTGCACAGCTTATGAAGTGGGAAGAGATGACTGATAAAGAGAAAAAATTGCGTATGAAAGGCTCATTAACCGTCTCAAATATCACCACCACTACTGTATAAACATCGATAAATGAAGCTGACAGCGCTGTTGGCTTCACTCTCATCAACTATTGAAAACTTAGGATAATAAAATGTCAAAAAAACTAACTGCTGCCCTTATCACTGCTAGCGTCGCTGAACTACCATCTGGCTATATTACTATGCCCCATCCTCATTTGGATGGTGATATCAATGTCAAAATCCATACGGTCGCTGAACGTGAAGAGTTTGAAAAGAAAGCATACTACTCTGATAGCGAACTTAAGCAATACCCACAGCGCGCCGTTACGTTTGCTTATGCTGTCGTAGATGATAAAGGTGAACGCTTATTTACTGACGAACAGATTCCAGAAATTAGTAAATGGCCAGCTTATATTACAGTACCAGTGCATTTGAAATACAATGAACTCAACAATATTGGTCCCGAAAAAATTGAGGCCGCTACAAAAAACTCTTAAGCCGTCCCAATCGGCGCTTCTTATTTAAACTTGCTTTGCAGCTTGGCATGACAGTAGCTGAGCTATCAGCCAAGCTATCAAACGATGAGCTGGTTGAATGGATGGCTTATTATAGCTTTGACCCGTGGGGTGGCTATCGTAGTGACGTACAGACAGCAAGGCTCGAAGCAGTCGCTGCCGGTTATAAAGGTAGTCTGTCTGAGATACTTGCTTTCAATCCTGACCCCCTGCCACCGGATGAAATAGAACGTCGAGAACGGGCGGCACAAATTGCCAAATTAGAGCGACAAACTGCTCAAATGGCAGCAATGTTTGACGATATCGAATAAATAGTATAAATTAGGCACAAAAAAACCGACTGCTGAAACAGTCGGCTTTTTTGTAAAACATTATTAAAGACTGCTGAAACAGTCTTTTTTAAAATTAACGTTTGCTATCTGGCGTTCTATTTGTTCTAACCCAACTATTCCCTGGAGTTGTAGTTGGGGGAAGTCTTTGATTATCTCTAACTGTGGAATGATTGTCTTTAAGACCACCACGAGGACCTACTTCTTGATAAATACCACCATCTCTACCAGTATTTTGACCCGGTTTATATGTTTTTGTCATACTCTGAACCTCTAAATAGCACTGGGATATTCCAGCAACACTTAGATGGTGATAAGACAACAAATATTCAACCTCGAAATACAAATTTTTATCAAAAATTAAGTAGTTTTGAGTTATCGATATCAACCTAAAAGCCCTATCAGAATTGATGGGGCTTTTTTAATGGGTGAAGCAAATGAAAAAAGCTTATATGAAATTACTTTACTTGCTCATGAGCGCAATAACTACTACGCATTTAGTTAAAGTTAAGTCGTCACTAATAAGTGTAGGTAACGAGCATACAGATACGCTGATCTTTACTACAAGTATTTTCGGCAGAATATTAAGAACTTTTGAAGTTCAGAAAACTCTTCATTTTCACCAGCATGCCTTCAAGAAACATTGGGATCATTACGATAAACTGATTAATACTCGCACAGATGTTGGAGCTATATGGTTGCCCTTCGTAACCATAGAATGAATAATTGCACTAAGCCCTATCAGAAATGATGGGGCTTTTTTAATGGAGATATAAAATGGCAGTCTTATCCCGTCTTGAAATTATTTTGGCTGCCAACTCTGCCAGTTTTAATCAATCTATTGCTGATGCCCGTGCACAGACAAAAATCGCATTCAGTGATATGCGCGAATACGCGAATAAAATGGGCCCTGCTGTTAGTGCATCTATTGGTGCCGCAGCCGCAGCGACCACTGCCCTTGTCGTAGAGCAAGTCACACTGGCAAATGAACTACAACATACTGCCAATGTCGCCAACTCGTCTATCAAAGAAATCCAGCGCTATACCGTTGGCGCTAAAAAAATGGGTATCGAACAAGATGCACTAGGCGCAATATTTCAAGACACGTCAGACAAGATAGGTGACTTTTTATCAAGTGGCGGCGGCGGTATGGCCGACTTTTTTGAAAACATCGCACCGCAAATCGGCGTCACTGCTGAGCAGTTCAGAGAACTATCAGGACCACAAGCGCTACAACTATACTATGACAACCTAGAACGCGCCAATCTCAGTCAAAATGAGATGACTTTTTATATGGAAGCGATGGCTAGTGACGCAACAACCTTAATACCACTACTAGCCGATGGCGGTGCAGGATTTGACGTTTGGGCAGATGCTGCTGCAAACGCCGGTGCTGTTATGGATGCAGAAACTATAAGGGCGACTAAAGAGTTACAAGCAACAGTTGATCTATTAGAGCTGTCTGTAGACGGCGCTAAAACACAGTTTGTTGCTGGTTTTATTCCTGTATTGTCAGATGCGGCTGGTGAGTTAGTCGGTACTGCCGATGCTGCTGATTCCGCACGTATTGCAGGACATAATTTTGGTCAGATGCTAAAGTCTGTCTCAAAAATTGGTGTAGGTGCTGTCACTGTATTTGAAACCATTGGCACAGCAATTGGCGGCTTTGCTGCTGGTGTGGCGCAGTTAGGCAATGGCGTTGACTGGGATAGCCCGTTCGCATTTTTTCAGATGGGCCAAAACTTCTTAGAAAATAATCGATCTGCTGCCCAAATCTTTGCAGAGATTCCAGGTGATATATCAAACATCTGGCTAAAATCTGCTGATCAATTAAACCGTATAGATAAGTTAGGTACCGGTACAGCAAGTCAGACAATTAGCTCAGTTGTGCAGTTAAACGAGCGACAGGCTAATCTAAATCGCACACTTGGCATCACAGGTCAGCAGTATCAAGCCCAACAAGAAGCTGCTGAAGCAGCTGCCAAATCTGCTGAGAAAGCCGCGAATTCAACTGTAAAAAGTATTCAGGCTCAAGCAGTAAATAGCAAAGTATTGGCCCAAGCAAAACAGTTTAGTTATGGCAACTTAGAGCAACAATACGGCTTACCAACTGGACTATTATCAGCAGTAAGTATGCAAGAGTCACGCGGTAATCCCAATGCTCGTAGTCCAGTTGGTGCATCTGGCGCATTCCAGTTTATGCCAGGCACTGCTGACCGATTTGGCATAAGAGGTCAAGAGTCAAACGTTGGTAAATCTGCTGAAGCAGCTGCTAAATATCTCAGCTTTTTGATGAATAAGTTTGGCAGCGTTGACCTTGCACTTGCTGGATACAATGCTGGAGAAGGCAATGTTGCCAAATATGGCAATAAAATCCCACCATTCAAAGAGACTCAAAACTACGTCAAGAAAGTGAATGCATATCTTGCATTCATGAAAGGCGGCTTGGACGGTAGCGTTAATATAGCTGGAAACATCTCAGCACAAACCTCATTGATGGAACGACAAGCTGCTGAACAATTACGCATCCTTGAGCAGCAAGCTCAACAACGTGAAGCTATTCGCTTAGAGTATGCCAATCAAGCGACGCGCATTGAGATGCAACTGGCTGACAAAATCGAAAAGATTAATGCCAGTGGCTTTAATGAAGATGAACGCATTGCCTTTGTTGAAGATGCAAAACAACGTGCAGCTATTGAACTAGCAAACTACGAAGACACACAGGCTAAAAAGTTAGCTTCTTTTGGTGACTTTGCGCGGTCTGAACGCGAAATCATTGCTCAAAATGCAATGTATCGAGCAACTGAAGTTATCCGTGATACTGAGTTGACAGAGGATTCCCGTAATCAAGCTTTAGCTTTAATTAAACAAAAGGCCCAATACGAGCTCAATCAGCTTGAATTAAATCATGATCGTGAGATGCAGTACGCACAGCAAGCTGAGCAAACAGACGCTGAACGTATTCGCAATCAGTACGCGCTTGAGCGCCGCGAAATCCAGTTAACAATTAACATGGATGAGCAGCTGCGCAAAGCTAAGATTGATGCACTCAAGCAAGCTGAGCAATTGGCACTTGATGAACGTCGCTATGCGTTTGAGACTGAGTTGCGTCAGTTAACTAGTATTGGCCAATCAGACTTAAGAAGCTTACGTCAGTATTATGCTGAAGAGCGACGCGTAATTGATACGCGCACTGATGTTGACAGTAACCAAAAGTCGAACCTGCGCAATGCTTTGGCAGGTGCTGAAATATACAATGTCCGAGAATTGCAGAAAGGCCCACGTGACGCTATCAACGGCCAACAAGCCGCAATGAATGGCACTGGTGAAAGCTACGGTTTAGCACAACAGTATCAAGGCCGCCTCGATGTCATACAAGACGCGCTCGATGCTGAAGTCATCGCCGTTGAGCAAGCTGAGCAAGCCAAATACGCCGCACGTTACGAGTTTGAGGCAGCTGCAACCCAGTTAACACTGTCACAAGCAGAAGCGACAGCTGGTGGCCTAGCAGGATCATTTAAAACCATGCTAGGCGAACAAAACACAGCTTATAAAATGCTATTTGCTGGGCAACAAGCTTTTGTTATGGCATCTGCTGGTTTGAATATGTGGGATGCTTACGGCGATGCGATGGCTGAAGGCGCAACCATGAGCCAGAAGTTTGCCGCAGCCGCCACCATCGCCACTGAGTTTGGACGTATCATTACTGCTGCATCATCAATGACGCTAGAACTGCCTGGTTATCAAACGGGTGGTTATACAGGAGACGCGCCAGAAGATCAGATTGTCGGCTATGTTCATGGTCGAGAACACGTTAGTGATGCAGCTACTACTAAACGCTATCGTCCAGAGCTTGAGGCGATGAGCAATGGTACTTATGAGAAACCTACCCAAACATCTGGCAATATTAATGTAAATGTCACAGTGACTGGCGATGGTCGGTCGTCAGTTGAGTCTGATCAGCAAAGAGGTCGTGAGTTTGGCAATGTAATATCTGCTGCTATACAACAGCAAATAGCTAAAGAAAAGCGCCAAGGCGGATTGCTATATGGACGTTAACAACAAAAGTCGATATGATAATAATTTGCTCACTTAGAGGTTATTATGAAACGAGTAATATTTGCTGTATTTGCTGTGGCCACACTGAGCGCATGCTCCACCAAACCAACAACCTCATCAGTTGCGGTTGCGCCTATGCTGTATAACACTGCAACCGCTGATTCTGCCACACTCGTTATTACACGTGATAGCGGCTTTCTTGGATCAGCGTGCAACACGTATATCTTTGTTGATGGCAAACAAACAGCGAGCTTGAGACCGTCTGAATCAGCGACACTCCATGTGCCAAGCGGTAGACATATCTTGTCGTTTGATACTTCACGTGGATTGTGCCCATCTGCCACTGACGCCGTTGATGTCACACTTAATAAAGGTGATATTAAGAACTATCGCATACGTGGCGATATGAATGGCAACTTCCAGCTACTACCAACACTCTAAACTATTTCAAACTAACCATAAGCCCACTATCCAGTGGGCTTTTTAGTGGGTGATCATAATGGCAATAAAGACATTCCCTTGGCAGATGGACATGGGTGCAACGCCCACCACACAACATAGGGTCAATAAAACCCAGTTTGGTGATGGTTACGCACAGTTCTCATCGTTTGGAATCAATAACAAAATCAGGAATTGGTCAGGCACCAAAACTGGCCAGATTGACAACGTTATTAAGCCCATTATGAATTTTATCGATGAGCATGCTGGTGTGACCCCTTTTTTATGGACAGACCCCTTTGGCGAAACCAAGCAATACACCTGTAGCAGCTACTCAACGCCGCAGCGCAAAGGCGATTACAGGCAAATATCACTTAATTTTGAACAATTTATGAGCGTTTAGGAGATAGTATGACTATTCAAGTTCCAAATCCTGGCACAGGTAACGGTGCAACAGGTGATAACGAGTTTGTACTGTGGAGCAAAGTTAAAGCTAACTTTGAAGATCAGACTAATGTAGCAAGCCGGTTGGTTGGTACGGCGGATGGTCAGATCGCGGCAGCAGAAGACACATTTAAAGCTAGCTTCCAAAAGCTAGGAAAATACTATAGTGCTAGCCAACCTGTTAACTGCAATTCGTTAGATGCTGGCACTTCAGCACTAGTCGCAAAAACTGCAGATAACAACACACCACCAACAGCTGGTAATAGCATTATTTATACCTTAGCTGCACATCCGTCAGCAGCACTGAAGATGCAGTTAGGTTTTGACTACGTGGGCACTAATGCATACATCAGACATAACAATACAGACCTAAATACATGGTCAGCATGGACACCGTTATCAAATAATTCACAGAACTATACGCAGACAACAGCTGCAGGCGCAAACGTGGTTGTAGATACAACTGGTAGGCTTTTACGCTCAACCTCATCTGAGCGTTATAAAGACATAATCGCAGACTTAGAGCTTGATGATACGGCATACGAAAATGC